TATGAAAGAAAAAACAAATTGTACAAAGGTATAAACGGATTTATTTGATTAATAGGAAGTTACGTGAGGTAACTAAAAAACAAATTGTACATTTACTTTAATTCTAGTTTAATTTATGCGCCCAAAACAGTACGATGCTAGGGCTTTACTTTAATAAGGACTTAATAACCGTTTAATTAGCCCTGAAAAGCCGACAGAATAAAGATATACACCATAAATACGATACAGAATATAGCCCCAAAACGGGGCTTTTTTTATGCCCAGAAGTGCCGATATAATACCCGACCTAAAACACACAAATATACTAAAAAAACGCAATGGGGATACTAATGGGGGGACAGATGGGGGGACAAAACAGCGTTATTTAACACCGATATAATAACCTATAATGACCAAAATACAGTTAAATAACGCTATTTTATACGGATAGACCCCCCTATAATGCCATAAATAAACACAAAAAAACAAGGATAAACCGTTGTAAAACACGGAAATAAGCGCAAAAATGGCTTATAGATATGCGTGTGGCGTATAATATGTGTGTGATGCGTGTGTTATTTGTGTGCCGGTTCGGCAGCGATGGAAGTACTTAATTTCTGCGAAGGATCTGTATAAATAATAGAATCAGAACTCGTGCCCCGCGACTGCTTTAAATCTTCGTTTTCTTTCTTTAAAATAGCGTTTTCGACCGCTAAAGACTCGTATCTGTCCAAAATAAATCCCATAGAAGCACTATCTATTATTGGAGTAGACTGATTTGGTATAATATCCTTTATAATTTCATTTCTAAGCATTTGGCCATTTTCCAAAATAAGCCAATCTGCACTTATATTCGCATTTGCGGTTAATACTTTCTGTATTACTTCAAATGAAGGATTTCCACCCCTCGAACCTACTACATTCTCAATAACAGTAGGATTTACGCCTACAGCATTCGCAAATGAACGTTTATTACCAGAATAAAGTTCATTTATTATTATTTTAAATCTTTCATTTATAGTCATTTAAAAATTATTTATTCGCAAATGCGAAATTAATTGCAAATATATTTTGTAGTATTCGCAAAAGCGTATATATTTGCAAATCGTTTCACTACTAAAACAACACTACAAAGGTAAATCAAGTTTAAAAAAATTATACAAAATCATGGTTAAAAGAATATTAGTTTCCAACGGAGAGAAAAAAAAGCTTGTAGATCTACTTGAAACAAGTTATCCAACAGTACGAAAAGCACTTGCAGGTAATTTGGAAACGCATATAGCAGTAAAAATACGCACTGTTGCCCTTGAACGTGGCGGAGTGGAAGTTGAACCAAAAAAATAACACACAATGAAAAACCTATTTATTGCGGTATTTGACAAATTACTGTCAGAACCAACAAACAGCACAATTTGCAACTGGGTACTGGCCGTGGCCGGAGCTCTGTTTTTTGGAAATATGATTATTCACTATTTAATACTGAACTTATGAAATCAGAATTAGAAAAGGCAAAAGAATTTAATCGGAAAGTGGAAAGTGGAATCCAAAACTTTCGAGTTCGGTCAATTGATCAACTGTCAGTGAAGCTTCAAACTCTTTCAAAAGTCGGTACAGTTCATTAGTATATACGCGGTTTATCTCAGGGGTCAATTCTAATGCTTTTTGTAAGGCCTCAAATTTAAACTCCAATAGTTTAATAGACAAATCGAATGATAAAACAGTTCCCTTAATTTCTTTATTCATAATGCTTTAATTTTTTGATTAGACACCACAAAGTTATGCATTTAATTGACACTGGAAAGACAGACGACCGGCGGGGTAAGATGATATCGACGGTTAAATCAAACATCAACTGTATTGTGACAGTATTTTAAAGTTAAGATAAACTACACAGGTGACTTTCGGAAAGACGAATACCGGTTGATGGGTGAAAGCATTTTCCGGAACAATACCCCCAACGACGACGAGACGTCTTGAAGTAGAGCGAAGATAGCGCAGGTATTATCCCACTATAAGGAGGGTGACGATCAGGAACAGACTGGTTGACTCTATCTGAACAGGTGATGCGAAAAAAGACTGACAAAGTGAAAGAACTAGGCGACTCGGAGAGACGAGTAATTTTTAAAAACGTACAACTATGGCTGTAGAATATTATAACGGTACAAAAGCGATTCAGGCGCGATTCCTTATTGATGAGGGAATACTGACTGCTGAAAATATTAAGAAACTCAGCAAACGCAATCAGATTAATGTCGTGCGCCGTGGATGCCTGAATACACCGGCACTTATTGACCTGAAAAGTATGCCTGAGCGATTCCGTAGGATTTTGGAAATGGACTATGCGGATATTATCAATAAACCGGCTGTCAATTTTCTTGCTGATCAGATTGTACAGGATTCGGAAGCCATTGAATTTTATAGCAGCTATGAAATTGAGCCGGACAGGTTCCTACCCCGCGATGTAATCAACGAATACTATACAAACGCCATTGTACTAAATGGAATACGCACCTTACTGAACTCACGCACGACCATGCGCAAAGCCCTGGGCGGAAAAACAACCGGACTTTGGGACAATATAGCAAAAACAGTGCTGGATCTTGACCGCACAAAATTTCCTCACACCTTACCGGCTAATGATCGCCGACTACACGACCGGTTTAATCAATATGTAAAAGAAGGCTTTGAATGTCTTATCCATAAGAATTTCTGCAACAAAAACAGCGGAAAAATAGTTGACGACAGACAACAGGCATTTATCATTGAACTGCTGGCTGATCCGCGCAACCTAGATAACGAACAAGTGGCTTATATGTACAATATGGTGGCTACAAAAATGGAATGGAAAACGATACAACGCTCGGCAGTAGCTGTTTGGCGAAAAAAATTTGCAACACAGATTTATCCCGGTCGCCGAGGTTCAGTGGCATTCTCGAATAAGATTGCTATGCAGGTAAAACGGTCGGCTCCTACAGCTCCGCTATATTACTGGACAATGGATGGATGGGATGTAGAACTTCTTTATCAGAAATTTGAAGACGGACGCACGAGTTATCACCACCGGCCAACGGTAGTTGTAGTTTTGGATGCTATGTGCAAATATCCGATAGGTTATGCCGTTGGAACTCACGAAACACCCGAACTTATTAAATCGGCTTTGCGAAATGCAGCGAGACATACATCGGAGTTGCTTAACCCCTCCGAACCCCTCCGCTCCTGCGTCGCTCGTCCCCTTGAAAATGGGACATTTGAGAGAGGAATAATGTACAGAGCTCACCAACTACAAAGTGACCGTTATGCCATAAAAGCCATGACTCCGGTATATGAAATAATGGCAAAACACAGTACTCCAGCACGTGCCAAGAACGCAAAAGCCAAGATAATTGAGCCTTATTTCAACTCTATCAATAAAAAATACTGCCAATTGATGGCTAACTGGAGCGGATTCGGGATAACAAGCAGCAAAGAAAAACAGCCTAATATAGAATATTTGAACAAATATAAAAGCTCATTTCCGGACTTTGAAGGCGTTTGTCAGCAGGTAACACTGCTAATGGAACGGGAACGTGAGGAAAAGCGCGAACAAATGCTTGAAGCATGGACACAAGTAGCGGAATCGGACAAACTGATATTATCGACTGAAAGTTACCTGATGCAATTTGGCGAAAAAACAGGAAAGCGCAACATGATGACCGGTAGCGGATTGCATGTTACCATCAATGGAGTGAAGCGCGACTACGACAGTTTTGATTTAAGCTGGCGGAATCATGAAGATGTACGTTGGGAAGTAAGATATGACCCACAAGATCTAACACAGGTAATGGCTGTAAATGAGGACGAGTCGCTGCGATATCTACTTACTGAGAAATATGTACAGCCAATGGCACTCAAAGACAGGAAACCGGGAGACAGTGGAAAACTTCAATTAGTAAAGGATCACAATAAACAGTTGGAAAAACAAATAACAGATTTACGCGCCAAAAACATTGAAGCTATAACCCCTATTTTGGAAATGATACCACAGCTAGACACGCTCAGCAAATTGCTGCTTACCGACAGTAAAGGACAACACAAGAATAATAGAAATGCCGGACGGACTAAAAAGACGCAAAGCATTACATCTCTACAAGCGGGGGCGGTGGATGTAGAAACGGAATATGACCCTTATAATTTATACTAACTCAATACACACACATGGAAACTATTCAAAAACAACAAATTGTAATGACGCTCAACGGGTATGTTGAACGTTTCGGAAGCCAAAATAAAGCGGCTAATTCTTTGAAAAACGTAAGTTCGGCTACATTGAGCCAAATGGCTAACGGTAACTGGGATTTAATTACTGACGAAATGTGGCGCAATGTAGCTTCGCAAATCGGTCATAAATCGGAAAAGTGGGAGGCTGTAGAAACCGGTGTTTATAAACTGCTTAATCACCTTTTAAACGATGCTAAAGAAAATGCCCTGGTGTTTGCCGTAACTGGAAACGCAGGATCCGGAAAAACGTTCACCGTTCGCCATTTTGCCGAAAATAACAAACAGGTTTATCACCTGTGCTGTAACGAGTACTGGAACAGGAAAATGTTTATGGCCGAACTACTTACCGCTATGGGTCGCGACTACTCAGGTTATACCGTTGGTGAAATGATGCACGAAGTAGTCAGTAACCTTAAACGCATGGATAAACCGCTGCTTATTTTGGATGAGGCTGACAAACTTAGTGACCAGGTACTTTACTTTTTTATCACCCTATACAACCAACTGGAGGATGAGTGCGGAATAGTACTTTGTGCAACTGATCACCTCAAAAAACGCCTTCAACGCGGCATTAAACTCAATAAAAAAGGCTATAACGAAATATGGAGTCGCTGCGGACGAAAATGCATTGAGCTGAAAGGATGTACCGCCTCTGATATATCGGCCATTTGTAGCGCTAACGGAGTTACCGACCGGAATACCATTACCAACATAATTGAAGATTCGGAAAGCGATTTGAGACGGGTAAAACGAAGAATACACGCTGAAAAAAAGAGATAGTTTACAGTTGGTAGTAAGAGACGCATAGCAATGCGTCTGTACAAATTTAATAAATATGGCGATAAAGAGAGCATTCACGGTACAAAATATTATTGATAAGAAATACGACCTTTTTGATTTTGAAGGCGAATGGTACGATGCTTTCGACCAACCTGAAACCACTGGCGTGTGGTTTATCTGGGGCAACTCCGGTAACGGAAAAACAAGCTTTATCCTGCAAATGATTAAGGAGCTCTCGCGGTTTGAGAATATACTTTTCAATAGCCGTGAGGAAGGAACTAGCCATACGCTGCGTAAAAGCTTTGACAATTTCAGCATGGCTGATTTGAAAAAGAAACTGCTGGTAGTGAACGAGAACATGGATGAACTGAGCAAACGACTGAAGCAAAAGAAAAGCCCCAAGGTTGTGATTATCGACTCATTCCAATATACGCAAATGAGTTATTTTCAGTATTTGCGTTTCCGGGAACAGTTCCCAAATAAGCTTATCATTTTCATAAGTCATGCCGATGGTAAAAGTCCTTCAGGGCGCAGCGCAAAATCGGTAATGTATGATGCGACTTTGAAAATATGGGTAGAAGGTTACCGGGCATTCAGCAAGGGCAGATACATTGGCGAAACGGGACATTTCACAATTTGGGAAAAACGGGCAAATCAATACTGGGGATAGCCCCCTAACCCCCTAAAGGGGGAATAAGAAAACAGAAGTATAAACATTTTAATGCATACACACATGGCACAGACATTTATGGACAAAACAAAAAACGGGCTTGTAAAGAAGTTTCACACGCTGCTGGGAAAAGCCGGAGTGGATAATGAAACCAAGCTTATTCTGCTGTCGGGGTACGGCGTAACAACGTCGACAGACATGACAGTTGATCAACTGGTGGAGCTTTGCGATACGCTCGACAAAATGGCTAATCCGAAAATTGACGAACTGGACAAACTCCGAAAACGCGTGATGGCTTCCATTTACGGATGGCGTAAAGCATTAGGCTGCATGACAAGCGAAAAAGAGGTGAAAACTATTGCTTGCAGAGCAGCTGAAATACCGGAAGGTTACGGACTGAATGACCGATTTAATTCTATTGGAAAAGAGAAACTAACCAACTTGATGCATGCATTCAATAATAAATCTAAGGCAATTAAGAATGTAGAAGCAATGACTCAGGAACAGATTGATAAACTGACAACACTCAACTAATAATACTAATTAAAACGAATTACACACATGGAAAACGAACAAAAAACCAACATTGAAGAGCTAACAGAATGGCTCGAAACTCATGAGATTGATCACCCGGATTACGACCGGAAGTTTTCGGAACTTAAAAGACTGGAGGAACAGGAAAATGAGTAGCGAAAAAATTGATTTCCCAATAGGTGAAATGTTTCAGATAGGTGAGCAGATGTTTGAAGTTACTATACCGGATAATAAAATATCCAACTGCTCAGGTTGCTATTTCTGTAAACCCTGGACTAACACATTACATTCTGAATGTCATGCACCGAACGGAATTAGGTGCAGTTTCCCGAATCGAATTTTTAAAGAAGTAAAATAATAATAGTAAAAAAAATGGCAAGAGAAAAAAAGGTAGTACACACAGGTGTGTCAAGTGAAACAATGGAAGCTGCATTCAGCGAGTATGCAATAGCAGACGCTAAGCTTCAGAAAATTAATGCAACCATAGACGTGCAAATGACTCAGATACGTGAGAAATATGCTGACGATATTGCGAAGCTCGTAGAGAAAAAAGATAAGGCGTTTGATGTGATTCAAGCCTTTGCAGTCGAAAATAAGGACGATCTTTTCATCAAGAAAAAAAGTATGGAAAGCGTACACGGAACTTTCGGTTTCAGAACCGGAACTCCAAAACTGAAAACGCTTAAAGGCTTTACATGGCCAGCGGTTACGAACTTATTGAAAGAGTTCTTACCAACTTATGTACGCACTACTGAAGAACCCGCTAAAGACAAATTGTTAGCCGACCGGGAACTTGATGAAGTGTCTGCATTATTCCCAAAAGTTGGGATATCGGTAACTCAGGATGAGACATTTTTTGTAGAACCTAAAAAAGAAAATGAGTAAACCTCAGTATAAATATTGCTTCCATTTTGGGTGGTGGAGGGTTGACAAAATGACCTACTTTGAGAATGGCAATATCGGTACGAAAGTAACCGAGTTTGCCACCAAAGAGGAAGCCAGGAAGGAAACCTACCGACTAAACGGATGGAAGTTACCAATAACAAAATAAAACGCCTTGGACGGGCTTAAAAAATCCACACACACACTTATGCACAATTTGTTTGAATGTAAAATTAAGTACGAAAAAACTGCTGAAGAGGGCAGAATTGTAAAAGTGACTGAATCGTATTTGGTTGATGCCTTGACTTTTTCGGAAGCGGAAGAGCGTATTAACAAAGAAATGGAGCCGTTTATTAGCGGCGAATTTACGGTAGTGGCAATTAAACGGGCCAAGATTAATGAAATGTTCTTCAATGACAATGGAGACAAATGGTATCGCGCAAAAGTAAACTTTGTTTCGCTTGACGAAGAAAAGGGAATTGAACGAAAAATTCCAGTTACAATGATGGTACAGGCTAATGATACCAAAGAAGCAAACGAAGGTATTGTGGAAGGAATGAAAGGATCAATGGCAGACTATGTGATTGAATCGGTTACTGAAACGAAAATCATGGACGTATATAAATA